AGTTAGCGTGGTGCCCGATACTTGTCCGGTAAAGACTCCCGAAACACCTGTGATTGCTGTGGCACGGAACGTATCTCCCGTGATGGTGGCACCAGAGATTTGACTGGTGAAGACGCCGGATACTCCTGTTAATGAACTAAAACGTCCCGCGTCGCCCGTGACGGTAGCACCTGAAACCTGTGTGGTAAATATGCCACTGATTCCTGTAAGCGTCGAAACACGGATCGTGTCACCTGTGACGGTTGCACCAGATAGTTGCGATGTGAAAACACCGGAAACACCCGTGAGGTTGCTAACGCTAACCGTATCACCGGTAACAGTGGCGCCACTGAGACTGGTGGTAAAGACACCAGAAACTCCCGTCAGTGTTGCAGCACGGATCGTGTCGCCCGTGACGGTTGCACCAGATAGTTGTGTTGTAAAGACACCGCTGACACCGCTAATTAAAGTACCGCTTAAATTAGAGAATGTGCCAGAGGTAAACTGAGCACTGGCGCCAGTAACCGTTGTTCCGCTCAGTGTCCCGGTGACTTGAACGCCGGAGCTAAAGAAACCGGATCCTTGGACGGATAGATTACCAGAAACTGTTAAATTACCCGTGGTTGTATGACTGCCTGCAACAATAGTTTGGAATGTACCGGTCGTGAAGTTTGCATTCGTACCGGTAACGGTTGCACCCGAAAGTTGGGTTGTAAAGACACCGGAAATACCAGTGACATTACTGAACTGAGCCGCATCCCCGGTAATGACTGCACCCGAAATATGGCTGGTAAATGTACCAGAAATTCCAGTGAGATTAGTGAATTGGGCCGTATCTCCTGTAACAGTTGCACCACTAAGGGCTGTCGTGAAGACACCTGAAACACCAGTGATGACGCTAACGCGTGCCGTATTGCCAGTAATCGTGGCACCTGAAACCTGAGACGTAAAAACCCCGGACACTGCCGTGAGGTTTGTAAATTGACCCGCATTCCCAGTGACAGTTGCGCCGCTGATGGTGCCGGTAGTTGTTAAATTATTCTGAACAACAACACCACTAAAGGTGGCTAAGCCACTACTTGTGATTGTATTGAGGCTGGTTGCACCGCTAACCGTTAGGTCACCAGTGATGGTAACATTGCCTGGAAAAACTTCGCCGGTTATATTGGCGTAATATTGATCTAAATAACTACGGAACTGGGTAAAGGTAATCTTCTTATTACGAAGCGTTGGGTCTACCTCGAAAACGTGGACGAGCGTGAGTAGATCCTGTTCGTCAATGGCAAGACCATTAATCGCGGGAAATTCGCTGATTCTTCTGTTGTTTGCCACCTACAATTACGCCAGATTCTTACATATAATTATAAATCTCTTTGTCTATCGAACTTTAATTTCAATCTTGGGTAAAAGATTGGACAAAAGGTTCCAAGTATATTGAATTCCTGTTACAATCCCACAAGATAGAAGGATTACCAACAACAATTCTGCAACCGTAAAGTTGCGACGTACATAAACAACACGAGGTTGTTGCTGGGGATTGGAGGCCTGTTGAACCATAGTTTGCTGAATCGCAAACTCGCGGGCACGCGCTTTCATGACCTCTATTTGTTCAGGTGTAATCTGCGGGGGCAGCGGCGCTTGGCTGGGGGGAATTTGTTCTTCCATTAGAGCAAACCGTTTTCCAATACGTTAGCATCTAATTGAAACATTTGTTGCCATGAACTACGGCTTAAGAAAGGGTTTAGAAGACGTTGCGTTTGAACTTAAGGGTATTCGCAACATCCTGGCATCCATGTGGCACAGTCGCTATGAGAACGGTGAAACAGACGTTCTTAATCCTGAGGCTTATGCCGACGAATACATTTCTACAGAAGAGTGTGCCAAACGTCTGAATGTATCAGATCAAACGCTGCGTAATTGGATGGCTATTGGCCGCAAAGAACCATCGAAGGGTTGGGTGGAGGGCCTGCATTACGTCAACGCATCTCCCAATCCCAACAAAAAAGCTGTCATCCGAATCCCCTGGAATAATCTAGTGCGCTCTTTTGCTAGAAACCCTGAATTTAAATCAGAGGATTACCGGAAGCCAAAGTCAAATCTTTACAGAACCAAGGCATATGATCCGCTTGAATAATGGCGCACCGATTTAAAGGCTTTGAAATAAATGATGTAGATCTTGAGAACTATCAAGACCTTCTCCCAGAATCCCTGGCGCTGCAGATCGAGATGTTTTTGCCGCCGGGGGGGTCTTTTGATACCGCTTGCCTAAGAAGGTACCTGCAAAACTTAAAAAACTATGAAGAAGAGGACGCCAACTCTGGTATGACGCTGGCGAATCGATTGCGTTTAGCATTTCAAGATCTAAACGCGGATACGATCTGCGGTAAGTTTCCACAAGCGGAGTTGCCACTTAAGCGAAGATTGCGTTGCGTAGCCGAGTATCTTATCCGATCTGGGGAGTTGGATAAAGTCCGGGATGAAAATGGAAAGCTTACAAAAAAACGTGGTGTTCTCGGCAAAATGGTGGTTTTATATCAGCCGACAGATAAACTGATTGAATCGTTAAGTCGCCAAGGACTACTAGAAACATGAATCGTAGAGAAAAATTAATTGCATCTGTGATTGGTCCTGAGCTGGACGACACAAAAGCCAAGATGCTTGATGCCACCGTAAGGTTAGTTCTTGGTGACATGGGACAACAGTATTGTAAATTCTGGGAACATGAGGGGCCTGGAATTATGGTGTTTCAGCCAGAAAACAAAGAACGCTCAATGTTCTTTATGACGTTAAAAGAGTTGCATGCAGCTAAAGAAGACTGCGAACGTAACAACGACGATGACATGGTCGAGACCTTTAGGCGTATCTTGAACACTGCACAGAAAATTGACCCTAGCGAAAAGGCTGGCTACTTAATTAATGACCGAGAAGGTCTTCGGTATTGTGAAGTCAACTACAACGAAATGACTAAAGACTAATGTCGATCCCTAGTATTCACTCTCATGTTGAGGATCGAGAGTTAATCACAAACTACGACTTAGTCTCAGCGGCTCATGCCTTGCTTGGAGGCATTGACTTGGATGTGGCCAGCTCCAAGGTGGCTAATCAATATGTAGAGGCAAAAGAATTCTTCACTCCTTTAGATGATGGGTTGAATTGCCAGGAGTGGCACGGGAGTGTTTACCTGTTCCCGCCAAGTGGTGCTTACTTTTGGGACAAGAAAAATCAACGTTGGAAGATGACTCGCTCCTCTTCTCCTACTTTGACCTCCTCTCATGCGGTCTGGTTTCGAAAGCTGTATAGAAGCTGGATGTCCGGTGATGTAAAGCAAGGTTTGTATTTTACCAACTGCCCAGACATGATTCGATACGAACAAAAAATCTTTGATTTTCCGATGTGTATATTAAAAATTGCGCCGACCTTGTTGAAAAATACGAGCGAAGGGATTGGAACACATAAAACCTGTACTTCGTTATTGGTCTATTTACCGCCGATGAAAACAGCTACAGAATCAACCGAAAGATTTGTTGATATCTATGAGGAAAAGGGACGTATTCTTTGCTGAATTTTGTATACTAAAAAGCGATTGAACAAAGACATGACGGTTCTTGCAGATTGGCAGATTCGTGTAATGGCACAAGAGCAAGAGATGATTGCTCCGTTTTTTGATCATGTGGTGAGTGAAGAAAATGGCCGCCGACTTTTAAGCTATGGCCTTAGCTCTTATGGTTATGACATTCGGTTATCTCCAGTCCAGTGCCTGATTTTTGGCAAGGTACAGGCTGGGGATTGTGATCCAAAGGACTTTGATCCTGAAATTTTAAAGCCCGCTGAGTTACTGGAAGACGAGCGTGGACAATACTTCCTGCTCCCGCCGTACGGTTATTGCCTGGGCGTTGCCAAAGAACGACTAAAGCTCCCCAGGGATGTCACTGTGGTGGCCGTTGGCAAGTCAACGTATGCACGCTCAGGAATCCTTGTCAACATCACGCCCGCCGAAAGTGGGTGGGAGGGTTACCTCACATTAGAGATCAGTAATTGCACTGGACTTTTTAATCGAATCTATGCTGACGAAGGCATTACTCAGCTTTTGTTTTATCAAGGTGCCCCCTGTGAGGTCAGTTATCAAGATCGAAAAGGTAAGTATCAAGACCAACCGCCGAACGTCGTGTTCCCTCAGGTCTGATTAAAAGAACGGCTTACCAAATTTAGGCTGGGGCTTATTGGCATAATTTGTACTGCCTGCCGTGCCTATTGTATCTCCCATTGAGGGAAGAACCGTGCCACCAAAGGGTGTGTTGAAAGCAGAAACGTCAATAACAACGGGATTTCTTGGGGTTTTACCACGTAGCGTTGGTTCGGCAATGGCCGCCCTTGTTCTATATGCCCCAGCAGTTTTGGCAGCTTTCATGTACTGACCAATCCTATCCTGTGGGTTGTTAACACTTTCTACAGAAAAACGGTCGTCAGCGCTAATGCGACGAAGGTCTGTATCATATATTTTCTCTGGATTTAGATCAGATACCTCAACACCTGACGAACCCGAATCCAGGCGAGGATCGTAAATGGGATCAAAAAATTTTGCCATAGTATTATTGTAAAAGGAATAAATCAAGCTTTTAATATCATGTACCACAGCGCGGCAGGATTCCTGGACAGCTTCGTACAAGACGAAGTCAAATGCCGGTGTTTGGATTTGGAAGAAGACTTCGGTCAACCAATTGATAATGCAGAAAACGATGTTCCGCTGTACGATATGTACAATCGTGGACTCGTAGCGTGCGAACAGGGGATGGAGCGGAACCCGCTGAATATCGAAGGGATGGAAAGGCCGGGACTAACGGGCTACATTCCGTCGATGGAAGAGGCGGTCCAGGCGGGAGCGATGCCCCGCCCCAAGACCCTGGTGCTGGAGCTGGGAGAGCCGACCGAGGAAATGCTCGAGATGTCACGAAAGCGTCGTGGTTTGACCCGGTAGACCCACACAACAAAACCACCGAGGCCGACAATTCTATTAGTGATTGTCCCGAGGGAGTTTGTTCAGTGCCCTGGTTAATAAAAGAAGAGCCTCCCGTTGTTCAGGAAGATGCTGTTAATCATCCACCGCATTACACTGGCGGTGGGATAGAAGCAATTGAAGCTATTGAAGCGCAATTGAACGAAGAGGAATTTCGCGGATACTTAAAGGGAAACATCGCCAAATATGTGTGGCGTGAGAAATATAAAGGTGGGACAGAATCACTGAAAAAGGCACAGTGGTACCTGAACCGTTTGATTGCTTTTGGCGAAAGTCAAAAGGGTTGATATTCTTCTTCTTCGTCGTCATCATCGCCAATCATGCAGCTGGCGGCAAGCTCAACTAATTCAAGATCAGTGGGAATGTCCCAGTCGAGATCAATGTTTTCATCGGCCATTAAAGACTTAATGGCGTACCACTCCATGAGACGCTGGTGGTATAAGTTAAGTAACGCAGAATACAGCTGATCCCAAGTCATTTCTTGGGCTGCAAGTTCAGCCTTACGCATGGAGAATTGTAGTTCCAAAGGAAGCTGAAACTCCCTGGGTTCGACTGAACGCTCCATCTAATTCTCAGCCTTGGGTGTAATTATTCTAAGACTACATGGTAAAGATGGCGTCAAGTTCTTCTTGGGAAAACTCTTGCCACAGATTTCGATCTACGTTGAAATTGTTAGCAAATTCAGACAATATGTAAGGGCTGATGTTCTCTTCCAGTTTGCGTATTGCGCGTGTCTCGTTTGGAGCTGCGGTGTAATTACGGAAAGCACGCAATAAAACTTCTGTTGATGCCCAGGGATTTGCATCTATCTCGCCTAGAAATAAAGTAATCTCCTCTCGTCGTCGGTCGATCAAGCCCCCAACAACCTTATGGTACTGATCAAAAATCCAATTACCAATTTCCTGGGTAGCACCAAAGAAATCTTCCCGGTCAATACAGTCAACAATCTCGCTATACAGAAAAGCTTCCCAGCCGATGGAATGCACAAAAGAAATTAAAGCCTGCAGCATGCTGCTGTCTAGTCCAAGATTCAGTTTTTGTAATTGATCTTCGATGATTTGTGCTTCATGAAATAAATATTCCAATGCCTTTTCTTTTGAACAGCGTTGACCCTGTTTCACAGGAGAGCCGTCTGGATAAAATTGCGTACCATATCCAAACGTATAAGGCTCGACCCCAGTGCAAGGATCGGGATATGCCTTTTCGTTAAAACCTTCGTACTTGCGAATTAAATTAATCGCACGAGTAATATCGGACATAGAGACAGCACTTGTTATTTCCAATCATACACAATTTACTTACCCTGGCCGCGAAGTTTTTTGCGTCCGTGATTCGGTTTTGAATGTACCCCTTGTCCCTGCTTGGTACTTTTTGGTTTGGATTCAAGTTTAATTACTGTGTTGGATTTAGATTTAGCCATAGATTAAAAAATATGTCTTTACCACTTTACCTTATGACTCCAGTAACGTGCTGACATTTTGTCGGGGTTGGGATCTTGTGCGTCATGACGAGCGTAGTAAGACTTCTTACGGGCTTTTTCTTTTGCTGTCTTTGGGTTTTTACCCGCGCCCTTTACACCTTGCTGGCCAAACCTAATGATTTTTTCCTCGCCGTCTTGGCAGGCTTTAACGACATGAGACTTGGTCGGGTGACCAGGAGTTTTTTGTGGTTTGTTGCAAGCCATTTTATCTTTTGCAAGCTTTGCGGCTGAGGCAGATTTTTTGTATTTATCCGACATTAGAAACCTTTAAGGAAAGACGTAAACTCGCCAAGAATTGCATCGCCCGTTTTAGCTTTTTTGTTCTCATCATCATCATCATCATCTAATCCTATATTGAAGAAACTTTTTTTCGTAGCTTTCTCCTCATCCAATGTTGGCATGGCAAAAATATCTGAGAATTCCCCCTTGCCTCCGCCTGTTAGTTTTTCAATGGTGCCAAGAGCCTCAAATGGATCTTTCGTATCGAACTTAATAAACTCCAAGCCACCTTTCTTGGTTCCAGCTTGCGTTAGTAATTTTTGTTCTTGAAAATCAAGATCTGGAAAGAATTTTTTGTAGAACTCTTCTTCTGATCCCCCATATCCTGCGCCCTTAAAGGTTTTGTATAGAGCAGTTTCTCCTTCTGGCGTCCCTGCTGTGTCGGTTGGTTTTTCAATATAAAAAACACCGAGATTTTTTTGAGTGGGTTTAATGCCTTTTTTCTTAAGCTCCTTTAATTTGGCTTGTGTTTCAGATGCAGAAACAGTTTTAAAAGTATCCGCAATATAACCCTTTAATTCATCAAAAGAACCCTTAAACTCATTGAGTTTAAACGTATCAAGAACTTTACCCCAAGTTGATTTGTCATCTGGTTTAACGTTGTAACTTTCCAGCAAAGCATCAGAAAAGTCATCTGGCTTTACAAAATTACCAAAGACAGTCATCTTATCTGTTTCACCTTTGATAGCCGGCAAAATGGTGGCATATATATAGTCTTTAACTTTGGCAGGCGTCCAGATATCCTCTGCTCCATCAAAGCCTTTGCTTAAACCCTTCACTTGATAATGTAATTTTGCAAAAGCATCTTTATTCTCTATGTCCACACCATATTTATATGCCTGTTCAAACCAGTAGCCGTCCTGGGCATTCACTTGTTTTTTGGCTTCTTCCCAATCCTCGGCTACTGTTTTAGCTTGTAGTTTGTAATCAGTTTGCTGCTGTTTGACTCCGGTCAAACTTTTTACTTGCTCAGATTTTAAATTTACAGTGGGATCATAATAAAACTTTGGATCAAAGTAAACATCCTGAAGCTGTTTAAGTTGATTTAAATAGGCCGTTGATTTTGAGCTGCCAGCATCCACCGCCGCGTTAACCATGTCTTGTGTTTGGAACGGGTTCTGCTCTTCATCTTTGACGTTAACGTATTCCATAAATTCGCTAACCGTCTTAGATTCGTTAAAGCGTGGAATTAGATACTGCTCAATGAATTTTTTGGCGAAATCAGCTTCAACTTTAATTTTCTCCTCGGCCTTTTCTTTGGTTAGTCCCAGCTCAATGTCTTGTTCATATTGTTTTTTAAGACTGCTATCAAACCATTGTTGCCAGTTATAAGTAGTGCTGGTGTTTACACCGGTCATTTTTTGAAGAGCTTTTTCTAAACCCTCCTTGGCCTTGCTTCCCTGCGATCCGCCAAACGCAAGAATTCCACCAACGCCGGAATCTCCAAGGATAGAGTCGCTGAGTGCTTGGTTGATATTAAAAACATCTTCAAAATCAGATAGGCCACTCACCATAGATAACGTTTGTTCTTTTGCTTTTGCTTTTTTCATTTCGTTGATCGTGTTCTTTAACACATCCTGCGTTAAAGCACCGAACTGCTTGGTTTTGCTAAGTATGTCCGCACCAAGGGCTTCGCTGACGGCTTCTTCTAGTTGAGTACCCGGTTTTGATTCTTTAACTGGGTCATAGCTAATGCCAAGTTGTTTGTCTTTGATGCCAGCAATATCTGAATCTGTTGGTTTCTTTTCAAGATATTCTTTAGCGGCCAAAAGCTCTTCTTCTTTATTGCCTCGTTTACCCGCCTTTTTACCAAAAGCAGTGTAATAATAAAGAGCAAGTACTGCCGGTTTTTTGTACTGCTCAAGAATATCTAGATCACCGTTTTTTTGCGCCGATTCCCACGTGTCTTTGATTTCAGGGTTCTGGGCCAAATAATAATCAGCATCAAAGTTTCCGGCTGGTGGCTTTGCGCCTAAATCTATATTCCAACCTGCCCCGATTTTTTCTGTTTTATAGAAAGCATTGTATTCCTTTAATAACTCATCAACTTTCAAGCCAACTTCAGAAGCCTTATTATCTAGGTTCTGGATTGCCGCTTTTTGTGCTAAATAATCGCCACCCTTGGCGTTAGTAGCAATGTTCAATACCTCTTGATATACTGCATCTTTTTTGGCAAGTTTATCGTTAAACTTTTTGTTGTCTTCGTTTTTGACCGCATTTAATTTATTAGTATTGATAGCCGTTTTATCAGGATACGTTGTGTATTCGTACTCATATTGAATGTTCCCATCGCCATCCACTAAGTTGTTTCCTTCCTGGTCCTTTTTAGCAATAGGAATTCCGTCGTAATCTTTCTTAACTTCCGCTACCTGGTAGGTCTCGGGCAAATTGGTGGGAAGATCAACTGGCTTGTACGCTTCAGGCTTTTTCGTCCAGCCCTCCTTGGGAGAATAAGAAAGAAATGTAATCGGCATTATCCTGCTGCAAAAACGGGAACCATTGTATCAACATTATAAGAAAAAAGACTTATAAGATCTTCTGACATCCAGGTCTGGATCTTGACGAGATGTTCTTCATTAAAATATATCTGCTGACGATACCAGTCTTCCATTTTGGCGCTCGCCTTATTTGTGTTGCAGCGACGACAGGCTGGAATCAGGTTGTTTCGATAACTGGAACCAGAACGAAAGCGGGGGACAATATGGTCCAGCGATGTGGCATGGTCACCGCAGTAACCGCACCTATAGTCCCAGGCTTCGTAAATGGATTGTCGATAACGTTTCTTTGCTAACTTTGGAGTTAATTCAATCAGGAGAGAGAGGGGTTCCTGCTCACAACTGAACATACTCTTTAGTTGCCGTTATCTCATTTTAATTTCCCCACATTTGTATCTAACTACAACACAAAGCTGAAGCTTTTATTAAGTGTCTTGACAGGGTCTAGCTGCTCGATACTGTGTGTGAGTCCGCGTTTTCTCGCGCCATGACTAAAGCTTCTGGGGGGTGGGTTCCCATTTCCCGCGCTGAGGATCTCCTCGGTATTGATCGCCAGACCCTTTTTAAGTACCGCGACGACGGCACCCTAAAACTGGGGCCGCATTTCGCCGCTTTTCCAGAAACCCGTTCACGGGACGGTTATCGCTGGAATGTAAAAGCAGTTAGGAAACAACTGCAAAAGAGCGGGCAGATGCCTGCTGCTGCTTAAAGTTTTGGTAATGGTTCTTGCGTAAGCGATGGGCCAAAAGCAGGTCAGTAACGTTCAGGGTTATGTCCTGATACGCCATTGATCGATAAAGAGATGTACAAAGGGACACCCAAGAGTCCTGTCTTGCACAGGGCTCTTTTTCTTTGAGTTCGAACAAAAAGACCCATTGTGGGTGAAGCGGAGAAACGGGACGCTTGCGACTAGACAACCTGATTACTCCCCCTGGTCCCCAGGAAAAACCACTGAGTTCTTCTGGTTTCAAGCCAAAGGTAGCGATCATGGCGTAAAGCCATCCGATGTCTTTTGTTTTTCGATTTGAGATCAGCTGAAAGTACTCGTTCACAATCCGCTGATCAACAGGCGGCTGTTGTGTCATGGCTGAGGTGGTCTGAGATAACCCGACCATAGCAATCGGGGCATCTAGGGCAGTGGGTGCAAAAATCCTTAATAAGTCTCGTGAGACTTATTAAAAGTATACAACAAGTGTTAAGGAGTATACTCCAACCCGTCTTTGTCAAACATTGTGAAATTATTTACTTCAATGCGATCAGTTGCAAAATTAAATAAACGTTGAAGCATTGGAAAAAGAATTGGTGACTGACAGTTGTACGGAGGCACATCCATCTTCGATAATGCATTTCTTGTTCGACTAAACTCGCGTAAGTTTTGTTGTTCTTTTTCTGATTTATCAACAAGTGTTTGTTCCCAGGCTGCCATGCTTTCAATGCCTACGGGAAAATCAGATGGTTCTGGTGGGAATACCTGGTCTTTAAATTTGAGCGCGTAGATATGTTTACAATAGCGAAGCTCATCTAAGAGTGGTTCCCAAGAATCATTTATTTGGGTGATGGTGCTTTGTTCAATGGCGTTTTTATCAGTGAACTGTTTGCTCGATTTGTAGTCTTCATATTTAGGTATACCATCTGAATTTGAGCCAGTGATCGCAATGTTGCTGGTATTCCTGATATAGGTTCCGCCAAACTCTCGATACACCCCAGGGTTATCTCTTCCTGCTTTAGTTTTTTCCGTGGTGTCATTTGTAACTTCATAATTCAACCCAAAGCCTTGTGTCGATACAACTTCCAGTGACCTGTTTACATCTGCAGTGGTCATTGCACTGTTGTTCACAGTTCCGTTTAGCTTTGTTACCTCAAAGCGCCCGGGCTTGATATTTGATACTCCCGTGCGCGGAAACTGTTTTTTATTGTCAGCACTTGCTGCGGATAAAAAAGAATAATCTCTACGCGTAAAGTCCTGACATGTACAGCTATACCTAGAGCCGGTGATTAGATAACGCCCTGGAGTAAAGCTTACCGGTGAGGGTGTAATAAATACACCGTCAGGTGTAACTTGAACAGACCCAGCTTTTTTAAAAGTCAGTATTCCTGTATTTTGGTCAATTGCAATAACAACAGCTTGCATGTAACCATATCTCTTTTGTGTGGCTGGATTGATTGTGTCTTTATTGATAATTTCACCGTTGATCTCAATGATGCGATCTTCAAATATTTCTGTGTTTGCTGGTTTTAAACCATCAGGCTCTCCCGGTACTGGAATAAAGAAGGGCGCTGGTAATGGGTTGGAGGAGCTCCAGCTGCCCGCCAGTTTTACGTACCAATGATCTGCATCTTCCGTAATGGATTCAATAAATAAATTTTGATTTGTGATTGGATCTTTTAATTTGTCACAACGAATAGAACCGGCTTGACGCCAAATGGCCCAATGCATACCAAATTCTTTATTTTTTGTCGGGAATCCAACAAAAACCCCTGAGATTACAGGCGTGGGATTTTGACTGCTTGTGGCGTTTGGAATTTCGTAACGAAACCTGTAGCTATAGTCACTGCCGTATGTGGTTGCTGTTGCCAATTCATATCCTCTTCTCCAGCGCGACCAGGTTGATTCCCTATTCGTGGTGTAAATAGAGTCCGCAACTGAACCCTTGGAAAACTCAGTTGTTATTGGTGTAATTGGTTCAAGCTTAAATGCTTCTGCTCTGCCAAAACTACCAAAAGAGCTGCCACTCTTTTTAGCCATTTTTAGAAGAGGCCGCCCTGTGCAACGATATGAGCACCTGGTGTGTAGCCAGAAATATTAGGACCGTCTGG